GCTTGAGGCTAAGAACAAGGTCATCGCCGACATCTTCCGCACCTGCGCGACTGACGGCGTGGCGGCACCCTACGACTACAGCAAACAGAAGACCGTAAACGGCAAGCCCGCCGAGGATTATGAGGTGGCCGCGCACCAGCAGGCACTCATCGCTGAGGTTGAAGATCTCGGTCTATGGGTTGCCGACCAGAAGCAGGCCGCCCAGGATCACGCAAACGCCGAGAAGCGGATTAAGGACGCAACCGAGCCGACATGGAAACCGGCGCAGCCCGAAGGCGTCAAGCAGCTACAGAACTTCGGCGATTTCTACGTCGATAGTGATGCGTTCAAAACTCGCGGGGCCGTCGCCACGATGGACATCGGCGCACACGAGTTGAAGACCCTGATGACCACATCCGCAGGCTGGGCGCCTCAGAGTATCGAGATGCCCAATGCGGTGTTGTCAGCGCAGCGTCCGATAGCGGTTGCCGATCAAATCCCGTTTTTTAACACGGATCAGGCAGCGATTGTCTACCAACTCGAATCCACCTTTACGAACAACGCCGCCGAAGCCGCTGAAGGGGCTGCATTCGGAGAGGCAGCTTTGGCCCTGACTGCAACGACCTCGACCGTGCGAAAGATTGCGGTTGCGTTGCCGGTTACGGACGAGCAGCTTTCCGACGTGTCCGGTGTTCGGGACTACATCAACCAGCGCCTCAGCATGATGCTGAGATTGCGTCTCGACAGCCAGTTGCTTGCCGGTAACGGGGTCGCGCCGAACCTCGAAGGGCTGAACTCCGTTTCTGGCATCAACACCACGGCCAAGGGTTCGGACCCGACCCCCGACGCGATTTATAAGTCGATCCGCAAGTGCCGTTCGGTTGGGTTTGCGAATCCCACGGCAATCTTCGTCCACCCGAACGATTGGGAGTCGATCAGATTATTACGTGATACATCTGGCCTATATATTTGGGGCAGTCCAGCCTCGGCCGCGCCAGAGACCATCTGGGGCGTTCCGGTGACCGTGACAACCGCTGCCACCGAGAACACCATCAGCATGGGTGACCTTCAGGGTTATGCAGGTCTCTTCGTGAGGCGTGGAGTTGACATCGAGACCGGCTGGACGGGAACCCAGTTCACCGAGGGCGAAGTCACAATTAGAGCCACCATGCGGGTTGCCATTGCCTGGTTCCGAGCCAGCGCCCTTGCAACCGTGACCGGCGTCTAAGAATTCAGGAGGGCAGCCACATGCTGAGAGTCAACATCAAGGGGACCGGAGCCAAGCGCACCTACACATTCGATGAACGGGTGGTGGTGGCTGACGATGGTTCTCTGATTGGGGAGTCCGGCCAGCAGGACGGGCGTTTACTGGCAGATGCCGGTCGAACGCTCAAGGCTGCTGACGTACAGGCTCTTGGCGTGGCTGCCCAACTGGATGCCAGCGTCAAGGAATCGAAACCGAAACCAAGGCAAGCTGAGGCGAAGGCCGAGGCCGAGGCCGAACCCAAACCCCGCAAGCGGGGCCGACCGAGAAAGAAGAAATAAATGGCCGTAATACAACAGATCACAGCGGCTCAGGCCGCAGGTGCGTCGATCCCGCCCTGGAACGATGTCACGTTCACGATAGGGACCGAAAGCGCCAATGCGATCACCGTCAAGGTGGAGGTTCTCGGATACTCCGAGGCCCTGGCATTGCCAGTCGTGTTCGATGCCTATCTATCCGAAGCCAGTGATGGCGAGGGGCAAACCTCAACCGCACTTTCTGGTGGCTGGGCAGACGGTGGCGATGGTAACTTGCACTTCCAATTTTCAGCGTCCAAGTCGGCTCGCTGGCAGACGAACGACAGCGGCAGTTGCCAAATCACCATGACGCACACCGGTGCCAGGACCGTGTACCTGTGCATCCTTGCGCCGACGGGTTTGGTCATCGCGTCCGACGCGATAGCGTTCACATAGTCCGATGGCGGTTATTAACAGCAAGGTCATATCGGGCGAATTGCAAGGGTCTGCCTCGGCGCTTCAGGGGCCGGACATCGACTGCTTGCAGGTGACGTTCAAGGCGCTGGCATCGAACGCTGGCAACGTCTACCTCGGTGGGGCCGGGGTCACCGTCGCTGACGGGACCACTGACGCCACCACCGGCATCGAGCTTGATGCGGGGGACGAGATCACCCTGGTGATTGGCAATTTGTCTCTCGTCTATCGCATCTGCGACAACGCGGGTGACGACCTCACCTATATCGCCCTTACAGCAGCGGCCTGAGATGGTTGCTATTAGAACCTTTCCAGTAACCGGCGTGTAGGAGTCCTCCCTGCACGTCGGTTGCTGGCTCTAACGCCTACGCGGGAGCTAGCAAGTGGCAGTAACAGACGCATACGCAACGGCTGCGACCTATCGCGGCCTTATATCCAAATCTGATACTGGCGAGGATGCGGAAGTCCTCACCGACCTGACCGCGATTTCGCGGTACATGGAGCGCAAGCTCGGGCGGTTCTTCACCACCGATGCCAGCGCCGTGGCCCGCATCTACCGGGCGACCGACCTGAGCAACCAGCCCAAGGCGCTGTATATCGACGACCTGGTGACGCTGACCAGCATCAAGGTGGACACCGATGACGATGGCAGCTTTTCCGATGAGTCTGCGTGGGCATCAACCGACTATGAACTGCGGCCCCTGAACGCCGCCGATGGCCCGGAACCTGGGCCGTACACCGAAATCTTCATCCCGTCCTGGAGCAGCAAGAACCAGTGGGGGCAGCACCGGGTCGAGGTCACGGCGACCTTCGGCTGGCCCAGTGTGCCGTCAGCCATCGAGCAGGCGTGCGTACAACTGACCGGCATCCTACGGCTAGAGACACCACGGGCCACCCGTACGGTCAACGTGGGGGCTGAGACGGTGCTGGAAACCAGCCGACAGGCCCAGGAGATTGTCAGCGCCCTGATGAACGTGTACGCGAAACGATCCCTGTTCTAATGAAGTACGACATCGACATGACAGGGCTGGATTCCCTGAAGCGCAAACTGCGGCCTGAGCTATACCGTGAGCCGATGGCTGAAATGTTTCAGACCATCGCGGCCGTTGGGGAACGCACCGCCAAGCAGCGAGCGCCCCGTGATACCGGCGCACTGAAGCGCAGCATCCACAGTGATGCCCAGCCCATGAGCGCCCGCATATTCTCGAACAAGGCGTATGCCGTGCCGGTGGAGTTCGGACGGCGTAAAGGGGCGCGGATGCCACCACCGAACGCTTTGCGTGGATGGGCGCGGCGCAAGCTGGGCAATCCCAACCTGGCCTTTGTGGTGGCCCGAGCCATCGCACGGCGCGGCATCAAGGGCCGCTTCTTTATGAAGGCGGCCCACCAAGCCATCATGATCAAGATGCCGTTCCAGATGAAACTACTGGAGAAGAAAGTGGCCGAGCGGTTCGGCAGCGGGTGGGTCGGCTGATGGCTGATATCCGAACGGCCCTGACCAACCTGGTGACCCTACAGGAAGGCCTGAGCATCACCGCGCCTATCAACAGCAGCATCAAGCGGGCGTACAAATACACCCCGCCGATGAGCAGCGCCTTGCCCGACACGCCGTGCTTCCTCAACACCTGGACCCTGACCAGCCAGGAACTGGACATCTCACTGCGGATCCTGTTCTACACGATTCGGATGCAGTTGATTGTTCACGACTCCGACCAGGACCGAGCGGCTGATATCGCATCCAGCTACATGAACGCCATTATCACGGCCCAGAACGCTGACGTGACGCTGGGCGGTTCGGTGAACCAGAGCATCCTGAGGGGCAGTGACCCCACGCTGGGCGTGTTGTCGTGGGCTGGTGTTGATTTCGTGGGCCTCGACTTGTTGCTAGATGTTGAACTCAAAGCGGCGGTATCCATCACCTAATAAGGAGGTTTTGATGGCTTGGAAATACATGGGCAAAGGGGACTTCATCCCTGGCGTTCCAGCGCGTGACCTCAGCGATAAAGAGGTTAAAGAGTTAGGTATTCAGGAGGCCGTGGAAGCGTCCGACCTGTACAAGAAAGAATCGGCTAAGAAACAAGCCGCAGGAGATAAGTAATGGCTGCTGGCATTCAACCCCTTACGCTCATTCAGGTGGGCAAGGAATCGACCGACGGCACGGCTGTGGCCGCCACACGGCGCATATTGACCAAAAGTGGCACCTATCGCCACATGCAGACCCAGGAGATGTTCGAGGGGCAACTGAGCGGCGTCCTATCCAGGGCCGCGACATCGCCCGTGCTAACCCGTGAGGCATCGCAGCTTGAGATCTCAACAGACCTCGACTTCAACCAGGTGCTTCTCCCCCTTCTCAGTGGGATCAAGGGCGGGGTGACCTCATCCATTCCAGGATCAGGTGAAGCCCGCCTGTGGACGTTCGCGCCATCCCAGACTGCGCCCAGCGTTGACCCATATACGCTGGAATTCGTGGTGGATGACGGCGATGCGAAACAACAGATGGAGGCTCCGTTCGGCGTGACCACGAGCTTCGAAATCACAGGAGGGACAGAATCCCTTCCTCAGATCACGTGGTCAATGGATGCCAGAAAAAGCGTCCAGTCAACCTACACCAGTGGCATCGCGCTTCCAGCCGTGAAGTACGCATCGAACCTGCGCTGGCAGATGAGCCTCGATACCACGTGGGCGAACCTGGGTACGACTAACATCAACGGTCAGGTCTACGGCTTCACATGGAGCCAGTCACCTCTTGTGGCACCGCAATGGTATCTCCAGAACAGGGATGCGCTCGATTGGGCTGGGGTGGAAGCGCAAACGCGAACCACGGACCTGGTGATCCAGGCCACCTTCGACACGGGGGCATCAAACCTGTACGAGACAGAAATCGCGGCCAAGGCTTCGGGCAGCAAGCGGTTCATTCAGTTGCGGTTGCTGGGTGCGGCGTTCGCATCGCCTGACAACGGGCGATACCACACGATTGACCTCAAGGGTTCGTTCGTTCACGCGGATGATTCCATGCAGGATTTGGGGGCAGATCGTGATGGCAACAGCGTGGTCAGCCTTCATCTTGTGTCGCAGTACGATTCGACCTCCGGCCAGGATGTGGAATATGTCGTGCAGAACGCGCTCGCCAGCTTTCCGGCTTAGCCATTTCAGGAGGACAGAATGGCACTGATCAATCATGAGCATCCGGTTGAAGTCTCACCACCCTGGGAGCCTGGGGCCAGCTTTGGTCTTCGGCTCCTGGCGTGGCCGGAACGTGACGAAGCACAGCTGGCCCGCACGCGGCGGTCGTTTGCGGTGATGGAGGGGATTGACCCCGAGATCATGGCCGCGCTGCCGCAACGGGCCGAGGATGCCACGGCTGCCCCTTCATCCGATGACCCGCTGGATGAATATGATCTTGGCACCCTGCTCAAATACGGGCTGGCTACGTGGTCGTATGAACAGGATCTGACCGAGCAGAACAAGGCGCTGCTGGACGACCGAACCGCCAAGTGGCTGGGCCGAGAAATCATCAAGCTGAACTGCTGGTCTGAGGATGAAGCGGGAAAGTCGAACGGGCGCTCCGAGGCCATTACCTCGGGAGTGCCGGATGGCCGCAGGAACTGATGCCGCTGCTGCTGTGTCAGCGTATGAACGTGTCCTGGCGGGAGTTCTGCCGAACGCCTGCGGCGGTCATTGATGGCTGGCTGATGGTGATGCGGGCAGAAACCGAACACCAGAAGACCGAGGACCGCTGGGCCAAGCGTGACGCGAGGAGCAAGAACCCCTGATGGCTGTCGGTAAATCTGAACTCCAGATCCTGATCAATGCCAAGGACAACGCCAGCAATGCCCTGGGCAAAGCAACCAAGGCGCTGAACCTGGTGGGCGTGGCCGCCATTGGCGTGGCTGGGGCATCGGTCAAGATGGCCTCGGACTTTGACAAGGGAATGCGGGAGGTCGCCACCCTGACGCCCGAGGTGGCCGACAACCTTGACGCGATCAAGCAGGACGTTCTGGATCTATCCAAGTCTCTGGGGATTGACGCGGTAGAAGCTACGGGTGCGCTTTACCAGGCCATATCAGCCGGTGTGCCTGCCGGCCAAAGCGCCCTTGAATTTCTGGAGATCGCATCCAAGGCCGCGATTGGGGGCGTCACCGATACCCAGACGGCGGTGGATGGATTGACAACGGTGATGAACGCCTTTAGTGGTGAATCCATCGACGCACAAGAGGCTGCGGACGTTATGTTCGCTACCGTTAAGGCCGGGAAGACCGACTTTTCCCAACTGTCGGGGGCGCTGTTCAACGTGGCTCCCCTTGCCAACGCTGCGGGCGTTTCGTTTGAAGAAATATCATCAGCAATGGCGACCATCACAGCCCAGGGAACGCCCACCACGGTTGCCACCACGCAGCTACGGGCCGCCATCCAGGGGCTAACCAAGCCCAGCGATGACCTCACCGCGATCTTCAGGCGGCAGGGGTTCGAGTCTGGGGAACTGGCGGTCAGTCAACTGGGACTGGCGGGGGCCGCCAAAATTGTGACCGATGCCACGGGCGGCTCCATATCGGAAATGACCAAGCTGCTGGGCAGTATCGAGGGCGTGCAGGCCATTCTCGGAATCACGGGCGATAACGCTGAAGCCTTTGCCAAGAACGTGGACAACATGGGCGAGGCTGGGGGTGCGGCTCAGAAAGCCTTTGAGGAAATGGAAAAAAGCACCAGCCGCCAGTTCGAGAAGATGACCAGCCAGGCGAAAATCATGGGCATTGAACTGGGGACCAAGCTGCTGCCGCATGTGAACAAGTTGCTGGAGTTCATCACCGATATGAATCCCCAGTTGCGGGACAACATCGCGAAGTTCGGCGTATTGGCAGGAGTGCTGGGGATCGCCTCCATCGTGTTGCCGCCCGTGGTCAAAGGGTTCCAGGCGCTGGCACAGGCGATGATATTGATAAAAACGGCAGCGCTTCCTGCGATGATCGGCCTGTTTGGGGCCATCTCTGCCCCGGCCCTGGTTGCAGCCACAACCGTGCTACTGGTGGTGGCGTCCATCACTACGCTGGCGTGGACGATTGCCAACATTGGGAGGCAGTTCGGCTGGTGGGGCGATTACACCGTGGGGCTGAGCGATGCAATGGGCAATTTGGGCAGCACGGTTCGGGACATGACCCAGGGCATTACCGACGCCATCGGCATCACGGTATCGGCAGGCCAGGCGACCGATGAGTATGCCCGGCTGGTTGCAGATGCCACCGAAGCCTTTAACGTCAATGTGACTGCCACGGGGGAGGTGGAGGGTGCCACCCGCGAACTCATCATCGCCCAGGTGGAAGCCGAAGATGCGGCAGAGGGGGCTAGGGCCGCAGAAGAAGAACTGGCGGCGGCACGGACGGCCCATGTGGATGCAATTCACGCGGCTGAAGAAGCGCTGCGGAATCTGAATGTTGAAAACGAGATCTCTGAGCGCATCTTCGACACGCTCGCAAAAGCGACCATGCCAACGGTCAGCGAGCAGCTTGAGATTCTCTATGTGGGGCTGGTCAAGGCGGGCCTGTCCGTGGGTGATGCCACCGCAGAGGTAATGGCGCTTCAGCGATCACTGAAAAACGCCCAGAACGAACTCTATTACTCCACGATTGCCACTGAAGATTTCAACGATTCCCTGGGGGATCTTGATGAGGAAATAAACGGGGTTGGCACCGCAACCGAGAAAACGGATCGGAGTATCAGGCGCTACGCGGGCGGCTTATCGGAGGCTGAGAAAGCCACACGCCGCCTCAACCGCGCCACCAGTGATATTCAATTCGCGCTGGAATCCATCGGGCTGGAAGCCGAGGTGCTGGACCAGGCCTATCGTGAACTGGCCGGGGTTGGGATCGAACAGGCCAAGGAAGGCTTTGAGTTATTGGAAGAGACCATACGGGCCTGGGGTGAGGAATCCGGCAAGAGTGTGGATGGATTCATTGAGAAGCTGGACGGCTTAAAGCGGGCGAATGAACGGGTGATTGCCAGCCAGGAAGCGCAGGTTGAAGCCACCAAGGTTGCGGCCCAGACCCAGCGGGATGTACAGCAGGCGACGGTACAAGCCACCCGTGCAACCGAGGCTGCCGCGAGCATTGCCCACCGCGCTGATGTTGCGCGGGCGAAAGAAGCAGGCGTGGCCCCACCGAGGGGACCGGTCAGCATTGCGGAAGCGCGGACCATTGCGGCCCAGCGCAAGGCGCGACAGGTGGGGCTTGGAGCGCTAAGCGAGGCCAACGCACAGCGAGAACTTGAGCGGGCGATGGGCCAGATCGCCGGACTGAGTGCGGCTCAACGGATGCAATTTGCAGAGGGGACCCTGGCGGGTTTCAGCTTCGGCCAGGGTATGGCGTTCCAGCAGGGTGGAGCATTTACGGTGCCTGGCAGCGGTGGGGCTGATTCGCAGTTGGTGTCATTTGCGGCTACACCAGGTGAACGGGTCAGCGTCACCCGGCCCGGGCAAGCGGGCGGTGCTGTGCAGCAGACCATCATCGTGCAGGGCAGCGTCATCAGTGAGCGGCAATTGCAAACGCTGGCGGTTAACGCCATGCGAAACGCCACGCGGCTGAATGACGGCGTGCTGAACGTGAACGCGGTGGTGGTGTAATGGCAACGATGGGGATCGAATACACCGTAGAGGTCGCTTGGGGCGGCTCGGTTGAGGGACTCTTTCGGATTGGGGTCAGCACGGTGGGCGGCACCGATGTCATCAGTGGATGGCCTGCTGATGCGGGCTTTGAGGACGTCACCGAGGACTGCCAACTATTCACCCTGACCCGTGGCCGCAGTGACGACCTGGGCCAGCTACTCAGTGGTACTGCAACGGTTCAGCTACGGGACCAGTCGGGCAAATACAACCCCGTGAACACGTCCAGCAGCCTGTACCCGAACGTGAAGCCCATGCGGGCCATACGGATTAAGGCCGCCTATGACGGCACCACCTACGGGATCTTTTACGGGTTCCTGCTGTCGATCCACTCCCAGTCCGATCCCAACCGGCCCGTGACAACGCTGGAATGTGCCGACCTGTTTTCATGGCTATCACAACGGCAGCCGACGATCAGCGCCCTGGGCAGCACCACCACGGGGGCCGCGATCAAGGCCGTGCTGGATGAGATTGGATGGCCTGGCAGCCTGCGGTCACTGGATACCGGCGACAGCATCCCGGATTTCAGCGCCGATGGCAGCAGCAGCAGCCTCGACCTGATCAATGGATTGCTCGAAGCCGAGATGGGGGTCTTTTACATCAATGGCTCGGGGGTCGCTATCTTTGAGAACCGCAACGCCAGGTACGCCAGCACCACCAGCAGCAGCACCATTACGGGGGCTGCGAATACCCTGATGCGATGGGATTCGTCCAACGATATCGCCACCATCTTCAATGCGGCCTCGGTGACCCGTGACGGCGGCAGCACGCAAAGCGCCAGCGACACCGACAGCATCAATGCGTTCGGCCAGCGCGATATGGGCGACACGGCCACGGCCTACCTGGACACCGACGCCGAAGCCCTGAGCCGTGCCAGGCTGCGGGTGCTGCGCTTCAAGGATCCCAAGACCCCGGCCCGCGCGAGTTTCGTATCGGCAGCCAGCAGCACGGCTGACCTGCTGGCGCGTGACCTCAATGACCGTGTAACGATTACCGAGACGTTTGGTGGGACATCGGCGAAGCAGTATTTCATCGAGCAGGTTAGTCATACTGCGGATGTCTTCGGCGGTGGTTCGCGCCTGCGAACGGACTGGTTACTCAGTGAGGTGCCAGCCACGGGGCCACTTATCATCGGCGTGACCGGCGTCGGCGAAGGATATATAGGAGCATAAATCATGGCCGTGACTGAATCGTGGAGTGACCCCGATACCCTGGATAGGGCCACGGGGGACGTTTTGACGGAGGTTATCTGGGATGGCGTGGTCAGCAACGAAGCGTGGATTGCGGGGCAAACCAGCACGGGACATATCCAGTCGATACGGCTGGGCATACCCGTCGACAACAGCACGGGGGGGACGCTTACGGCTGGAACGCTGGTCTACGTGTCAGGGTATGACGCCAGCACGAGCGCCCCGCAGGTCACCAAGGCCGACGGCGACAGTCGGTTGGCTGAGTATGTGTTGCAGGCCGACATCGCCAATGGCGCGGCGGGCTACGCATTTCGCGGGTATACGCTGGGCAGCCTCGACACCAGTGGTTCGTCAGTAGGTGACCCGATATATCTGTCAGCCACTGCGGGCGGCTGGACCGCCACCGCACTTACCGGCTCAGCGCAGTTGAGTCAACGGGTTGGTGTTGTAGTGACTTCGCACGCCTCGACTGGCAGCGTGCTTTTTGACCTGCCGGGGGAGTTGCTCAAAATTGGCTCAGGCCAGATCCAGAGCGGCGCAGGCGGCGGTCCTTCGCAGGCGAATCAGGCTGCGCTGGAAGCCGAAACCAACGAAGATACATACGCGGCGCCGGACCTAATTCGCTTCAGTCCGGGAGTGGGGAAATTCTGGGTCAAGACGGGGTACGATGCCTCGGTTCTTGCCTCGTATAACGTCACCTCAGTTACTGACGTTGGCACCGGGCTACTCACGGTCACGATTGCTGACGATTTCACCAGCGCTAGCTGGGCAGTGACCGCCTGCACCGAGACGCCGTACACGCGATCAACCAACGTGGACGTTCCCAGTGGTAGTGGGCAACTCGCTGGCTCCGTCGCCATGCGTATCACCGATAACAACGGCACGCTAAGCGACGGAACCTATCTTCATGTAGCAGGATGGGGTACACAGGTATGAAGATTATTTACACCGACCCTACGACGGGTAATCTCTGCGTGGTGGTTCCGGTCTATGATTCAATCGATCAAGGCTTTTACGCCGATGAAGCCGCGCTTCTGGCGGCGTGCGTAGCACGCAACGTGCCGGACGGGGTGGAGCATCGCGTGGTCGAGGACAACGAGATTCCAGCATCACGCCTGTTCCGTAACGCATGGGCCGATGATGGCGCGACCGTAGATGTAGATATGCCGAAGGCTCGCGAAATCCATATGGACGCCATTCGGGTGGATCGCGATAAGCAACTGGCCGAATTGGACGTCACGTTTATGCGAGCCGTCGAGAACGGTGACCCCGATGCACAGGATGACGCCAGTGTGGAAAAACAAGCCCTGCGGGATATTCCGCAGGAGTTCGACCTATCGGCGCACGCGAACGCCGATGACCTCGACGCCGCATGGCCGGACGGTCTGCCGCGAACGCAGGAACGGTAACCGTGAGCCTCGACCACTGCCCGATAGCGCCACAGGTGCTGTCTGAACGCGACGAGTTAAGGCAATTAACCAACCAGCTCGCGTCGTTTCAGGTTGAGGTCACTCGGGTAGTGGTGCCGCGCTCAGAGATAGACTCTCGCGAACGTAACCTCAGGGAACGAATCACCAGTTCCGAAAATCGGGCGATGCGCTTGGCGATCAGTATCGGCGCCCTCAATCTCGGGGGCTGGGCGTCGCTTATCTGGATGCTGGCCGGGGCCGCGTGATTTCCTGCGCCGAGTGCGGCAAGACCATCCGCACATCCAGGGATGCCTACCGGAGAAGCTGGTGTCGCAAATCGTTCGCGGCATCCCGCGCCGTGCGCTGGGCCTGCCCGTTGTGCAACGAGGCGGCCTACCGCCGCAGCCGCATAAACCGCCAGAGCAAGCGGTTCAACCTCCACTTCTAAGGGTGGCGACATGAGGCTGGTTCTACCGTGTCCCGAGGATTCATTCTGGATTTCTCAGCGCTGGGGCGAGAACGAACCCATATACCGCCGCTTCGGGTATCCGGGGCATAACGGTATCGACTTCGCGATCAGCGTGGGAACCCCGATTTTGGCGACCGGAGCCGGAAGGGTAACTGTCGTGGGTTGGGACGCTGAAGGGTATGGGCAGTGGATCGAGATTGCCCACGAGTTTGGTGGGCGCACCCGCTATGCCCACGGCACGCCGCAATCCGCACAGGTGCAGGTCGGGGAGGACGTAGCCGCAGGCCAGCACATTATGGACGGCGATACCAGTGGTTTCTCGACCGGGCCGCACCTCCACTACGAAATCCGGTTTTCTGATTCCGTCGAAGCTATGGGGGTTGACTACTTCCCAACTCGCTGGGGTTCGTTCTGCATCGACCCAGGGCCATTTATGCCTGAACCGTATGGTGAAGGCCTCGACATAGGAGATGACAACGTGGATGAACGAGTCAGCAAATTAGAAGCCGAGTTACGCCAGGAACGGGCGAGGGCTGATACCAATTACAACAAGTTCAT